CCTCATTGCTGGTTGAACAGAATCGGGATTTGAGTAGTCTGCTTCATCTATGATAACAACTTTTCTTGAACTACCAGATAAAGATATAGTAGAACAAAATTGTGTCATCTTAGTTCTGAGAGTATCAATCATTCTACCCTCATCCGAACCATTGATGATTATGTAATCGGAATTGGTTTGTTCACACAGTGCTCTAGCAACAGTTGTTTTACCAACTCCTGCTGAACCAGAGAGCAACAGATTAGGAACTTTACCTTCTTTTGTCAAATCGGATAGTGTTCCTTTGATACTATCTGATAAAACACATTCTGAGATTGTGGGAGGCCTATATTTTTCCACCCACAATAATGAATCTTTTGCCATAATATTTCACTTTCATAATATAAATTATAATCAAATTTTATGCTGCTTTTGTCATATAAGATGAAAGAGCAGTATAACCATGTTTTTCTGAATAAGTTCTATAATAGTCCTTACCATTAGAATTTTTCGTTGTTGGTTTTTCAACATACTTAATCGTTTCTTTACCCTCTACATAATTATCGATCATCTGTAATACAAAACTAATTTGTGGTGGCATATCTCTCATGGCCGTGCCCCACGGAAATTGACCAGGCTGCTTGTTATAAATTTCAAAAACAGTATGAGTTACACCACACTTAGATTTAGTGCGGCCGTCAGAATAACCTTCATCGAATTTCTTGATAAAATCGATAACTTTATCTTCTGTACCTTTTGTTGTATGACATTTTAGTGCCATCAAAAATGCACCTAATACCGCTTGGCCAGATTTTTGTCCAAGATCTAACCCATCTAAGACAAGTAATTCTTTTGAGAACACTTTTAATTTTTCAATATTATCTTTTTGGCCAGAAGAAGGTTTTGGGTATTTTTCTGGATACATTCCAGTTGCTGCATAATTTATTGCTGTAACAAATGACCCCTTCTTGAACTTAGCACTAGAAAAATTTAAATCCAAAAGAATAGCTTGTCCTGTCAGTTTTTCTGATGTAGATTCTGTTGATGTAACGCTATCAAAACAATTATATCCTTCCCACATAGCATCCATAGAATCATAATAATAATATGTAGCAGCAAGTTTATCTGGTTTTTCTAGTAAACCTTTCTTCCAAAAATATTTTCTGGTATTACCATCAACTACATAAGTTGCACCTTTTTTATATGTCACTCCATGATAGACAGAATCTTTAGTCAGTACACCAATTGAACAAGTCTTGTGTTCTGGACGCAATGTTTTAAATTTTTTCATTGCTTTCTTTATTCGTAACAGTACATCACGATTAAAGGGTATTGTTGAAATACCATCAAACTCCCCATAGGTCAACATTTTTTGTAAAATTTCTTTCATTATATTCTCCATTTATTCATCATAAGATGAGTTCGCTTCAAGAGCAATCCAATAGTTTAGAGTATCAGATTGACGTTTGAAATGTGATATTCTTTTAGAGGAAAGACGAACATCATAAGTGCCTTCCATTATTTTACTGAGATTTTCCAATTTGAATATCATACGAAAAGTCTTATCAGTAGAACCAACAACAGTTGAAAAAGAATCTGATGTTACATTTCCAGTATCAGATACAAGAATACGAATTTCTTTTCCATCGCCTTGAACAACAACTTCTGGCAGACCAAGAGTGTTAGCAGCATTGATAGTCTTCTTGAAAATATCTTCTGACAACTCAAAAGAAACTTCCGCATCTGGAAAATCAATTTCTTTCTCAGGTGGAGTCTGAAACATTGAACTACTACCACAATAATGATATGTCGATTCATGACTACCATCTTTTATGGATACACTACTTTCCGAAAAAACTAGTTCGGGGTCTTTGAATAAAGAAAGAGTTCCAAGAAAACGATTCAATTCGTAAATTGGAAACGTCTTAGGAAAATCTTCCCCGATTTCAACAGAGGCTAGAATTGTGTTTAGAGGGGATACAGTTCTGAGAGTGCTACCCTCACGAAATTCTAAACTTTGATTGATGTTAGCATAGTTCTTCAAGAACGATACTGTGCTTTCACTTAACTTCATTGTGTTCTCCTTGAGATTCACGGTTGTAATGATTATCATGTAAGTATAACATAATAATAACATAATGAGCGACTTTTGTCAAGTCGTTTCTATTAAATCCACCCTTCTTACCATAACGTTGAGCGTATTTAATGATGTTACCAATACAGAACCCTTCTCCGTGTCCTGCGTCAGCAATAAATTCTGTTGATTGTATTTTGTTTTGAGCGTAATGTGAAGTATAAGTTTTATCAATTGAATTCCAAATTTCACTTAAATACTTACCCTCATCGAAAACGTAATCAACTTCATTTTCGTTTCTTCTTTGAATTTGTTTTTTTTCTTCGTTTTTCATGATTACTCACTTTTGCGGTGTCTGCTCCATGTGATGCAAATTCTAGATTTGCGAGACTTGACATTGAACCAGTAAAGACGTATGAACCCATATGACCTAGCTCCATCCACGGACAAAGAAATATTTGATATCCCATTTTTCTAGCAAATTGACAAAAGAAATAATCTTCTGAAAGATATCGGTCACTGCCACCAGACACACTACCAAGATATGCTTCCGAATCAATTACAGTATCAAAGTAAGCATGAATATTTCTATCACCCTTGAAATGTTCAGAGCGATTGTGATCTGGTTTGTAACTAAATTGTGGGAACGCTTCTTTGAAATCCAAGAATACTTGTTTCTTAATCATCATAAACCCTGTTCCAATTTCTAACGTATCAACAGGTTCAGATATTTGTATCTTGTGTGTATTTTCTACTGGATTGAAAACATAATCTCCTGTATATTTTTCCAACACATTCGGGTCTTCATCTGCTAATCCAGAATCGACAGCGTTCCGAACTTTTTCCCAAGCGATACATTTTTTAGGATAAGGTCCGCCGATGATATCTTTATCAAGAGCAGCTAGTGTCAATACGTCATTCGGGTCAAAGTGTATATCAGCATCGATAAACATCAAATGAGTATAATGACTTCTCATAAACTCATCGACTAGATAGTTCCTTGCTCTTGGAATAAGAGATTCGTTGAATAGATAGAAGAACTTTAAATCCATTCCATACTTTGTTGCTACAGTAGCAAGATCAGCACATGCTTTAGAATACATTCCAGAACACATTCCACCATACATCGGCGTACAAACCATTATTTTATTTTCTCGCAATTCCTCGACGGGCAATTTAACTTCCATAATTCTCCATTATAATTCACTAGATATGATAATAGGATGCTGATCACCTGAACAACACCCTATGTTATATATTATGAGTAATCTTCAACTTCTTCGATTACTGGTTTAACTTCTTCGGTTTCTTCCAGAGTAACAGTTTCATCCAACTTTGAATACAAATCCATGAAAGTGTCTTTGGTTTGGTCATCGAAACGAGCAACACACATTGAGATTGCTTTCATTCTATCTTTAAAAATTGAGAAAGCATTTACAATATGAACCAATCTACGAGTAGAGATAATTTCATCAACTCCACCGTCATAGAAAGTTTTACGAATCAAATCCGCCCAATCAACCAGTTTGACAGCATACTCTTCATCGAGACAACCAAGATTTGACATCAGTTTTTTGATGATGTTTTTCTCAACTGATATGGTAGGATACTCTTGTTCCAGAGTAATAGGAAATCTCTCAAGAAATGCTTCGTTGAGAATGTTGGTTCCGATAAATCGCCCATCTTCTGAACCCTTACCCTTAGTATTGGCAGTCGCCATAACTGTGAAACCAGATTTCGGACGGATAATTCTACCTTCTTTTTTGATAAGAAGTGGATTTCCTTCCAGAACAGGTTGAAGACACATAATTTTGTTTGATGCCAAATCGACTTCATCCAACAGAAGTGTAGCACCACGTTCCATAGCCATTACGACTGGCCCGTCTTGCCAAACCGTTCTACCATCGATTAGAGCGTAGTGACCAATCAAATCATCTTCATCAGTTTCAATGGTGATGTTTACTCGGAAAAGTTCTTTCTTCAATTCAGAGTGAACTTGTTCAATCATCATGGTTTTGCCGTTTCCAGACAAACCAGTAATAAAGACAGGATAAAAACTCCCAGCTTTTTTAATGATTTTCACATCAGCATAATGACCAAACTTTACATATCCATCAACTTTAGAAGGAACATAAGATTCAGTATTTGCTGGAAACTCTATAACGTTTGAAACCATTTTAGGTGTTTCTTTTTCTACTGGTTTAGCATAAGCAATTATTGTTTCTGCTACAGGAGTAGTAGATACTATAGAATCACCATGGGGGAAATCATACGTTTTATCAACGCCTCTTTCTGAGCGAGGAATACGGTCAATCAGAAACCAAGGCTTCATAACATTTTTTATTTTGAAGTCGTCATCTTCTACGAAATTTATAATATCATTGCGGGAAAAAGTATTTTTACCGCCGAGATACGAGCGAAGACTATCAATCGCTTTTTCTTGTCTTTTAGTAAAACTCATAACAAAATCTCTCAAGAGAGGGTTCACATAATATGAGAAAAGTCATCTCTTCTCACTTCCATACTTATATTATAACAAGACATCAACTCTTTGTCAAGTCTTTTCTCCACATCAAGCAACTTTTTTGATAAAAGCGTTGAGAAGAACACGATTCTGTAACT